AACGATATGATGAGGGAATCAGATCCAAGCTCTCCGATTTTAAATCCAGAGAGAAAAAGCAAAGTAACTTTTGGCGGTGGTCAACGTAGTTGATCGCTAAACTTTAAAATAACAAATATAAGGTGACTTATTATGGCTAACAAAAATGCCCCTTTTGGAGCACGAGTAGTAGGTAAATTAGGTTCTGGAGTCCAAAATGGTGGAGTTACAGAATACGCAATTGCCTCAGGTGCTTCTGGGAATATTTTTTCTGGCGATTTAGTAAAAATGACCAACGCAGGTACTATTTTAGTAGCCGCTGCTGGTGATGAGTCCATTGGTGTATTTAGAGGTTGTACTTTCACAAACTCTTCAGGTGAAACTATTTTTAGTTCTCACTTCCCTGATGGAACTGTATCGTCCGATATTAAAGCATTTGTAATAGATGACCCTAATGCTGTATTTGAAATTCAAAGTGCAGGTTCTCCAGCTCAAACTGATGTCGGTTTGAACGCAGATATTTCCTATACTGCTGGCTCTGTGAAAACAGGGATGTCAGCTATGGAGCTATCTGGAACAACAGCAGCTACAACTGCTACGTTTAGAATTATGGGCTTTTCGAGTGATCCAGATAACAGTACAACAGGTTCAGCTAATGTAAATGTGATTGTTAAATTTAATGAGCATTTCTATGTCGATCCAACAGGAGTATAAATAATGGCAATTAATAGAGCACAATTAGCGAAAGAGCTCGAGCCAGGTCTTAATGCCTTGTTCGGTATGGAATATGCTAGATACGAATCTCAACATTTAGAAATCTATGAAACTGAAACTTCTGACAGAGCGTTTGAAGAAGAAACACTTATCGTAGGGTTTGGTAATGCAGAGGTAAAAGCTGAAGGTAGCGGTGTCAGATTTGATACAGCTAACGAAGGTTATACATCTCGTTACACACACGAAACAGTGGCTCTTGCTTTCGCTTTAACAGAAGAAGCAATTGAAGATAATCTTTATGATAGACTCGGAGCAAGATATACCAAAGCTTTGGCTAGGTCTATGGCTAACACTAAGCAAATCAAAGCTGCTTCAGTATTAAACAACGCGTTTAGTACAACAGGTGGTGATGGTAAAGTCTTAGTTGCTACAGATCATCCCCTTGGCGGAGGTGGTTCATTAGCAAACAGAGCTACCACTATGGCGGATCTTAATGAAACTTCACTTGAAGATGCATTAATTAGTATCTCTACATTTACCGATGATAAAGGACTAAATATAGCGTTGAAAGGTATGAAATTAATTATTCCACCACAATTAGTGTTTGTGGCTGACAGATTACTACAGTCTCCAGGTAGACCAGGTACATCTGACAACGACATAAACGCTATTAGTAACACTGGCATGATACCTGAAGGATACGTTGTAAATAACTATCTAACAGATACAGATGCGTTTTTCATTAAGACAGACTGCCCAGACGGGTTTAAGTATTTCGAAAGATCCCCTATGCAAACTTCATTAGAAGGTGATTTCGATACTGGCAACATGAGATACAAAGCTAGAGAGCGTTACAGCTTCGGATATTCAAACTTTAGAGCCGTTTTCGGTTCTCAAGGAGCTTAAGGAACGGTTTATTGTAGCGTTTCTCACTCAACTACAATTCTTAAGGGAGCTTCGGCTCCCTTTTTTTATGTTGATTGATTTGAACTTGGGGTGTAAACTCTAAGAAGTTTTAAATTAATTAGCTTAATGAGGATCGATTTCGATTTCCATTAATACAAGTAAAGGAGTTCATAATGGCTAATCCACATTTTCAAAACTTAATCCTTAATGCAGGTAATACTGTAGCAACAAAACATAAGAAAGAAATTCCTATGTTTAGTGTAAATCCATCAAGTACGTTATTTTATCAATACGCAAATGATTTTATGACTTACAATTCAGGTGACTTTACGATAACAACAACCGAGGCAGGCACTGGCTCAGCAACAGAAGCTTTAACTTCTGGTGCGGGTGGCCAACTATTGCTTACTAATGCTGCTGGAGATAATGATTTAGACTTTTTACAATTAAAAGGTGAGTCATTTAAATTAAGTAGTAGTAAAAGAGCTTTTTTTGAAGCTAGATTTAAAGTAAGTGATGCGACACAATCTGACGTTGTTATGGGTTTGCAAATAACTGATACTACACCATTAGCAGTTAGTGACGGTGTTTACTTTATGAAAGATGATGGTGATACTAATCTAGACTTTCATATTGAAAAAGACGGCACAGATACTACTACTACTGCAGTAACCACCTTGGCTGATGATACTTTTGTAACAGTTGGTTTCTTTATTGATCCAAATACTTCACAAGTTTCATACTTTATAGGTGAAGCAGAGCCAGTAGGTGTTGTAAATACTAATTTACCAGATGATGAAGAATTAACCGTATCATTTGGTATTCAAAATGGTGAAGCAGCAGCTAAAACTATGACAATCGATTACGTAAATGTAATTTGCGAAAGATAGGAGTAAATAATGGCAGATACAGTAACTTCACAAACCATTCAAGATGGTGAAAAAACTGCTGTCTTGAAATTTACTAATGTATCAGATGGAACAGGTGAATCTGCTGTAAAAAAAGTAGATGTATCAGCACTTACAACTAATAGTGCTGGGGAAACTTGTACATCAGTATCAGTATCTAGAATATATTGGGCTTGTAGAGGTATGGGTGTTAATATTGAGTTTGACGCTACTTCTAATGTTTTAATAACAGGATTACCTTCAGATAGTACAGGTGATGAATATTATGACATTTTTACAGGCATACCAAATAATGCTGGTTCTGGTAAAACTGGAGATATTGACTTTACTACGGTAGGTCACTCTAGTGGTGATACATATTCAATCATATTAGTTTTAACCAAAAACTATTAATGAATGGCAGAGTATCAAGGCAAAACCGTAACTCTTAATAGACCTAGGGCTCTTCGTAAAGGAGAGCCTGGTTATGGCAAAAAGAGAAAAGTAGTCTTTGTAAAAGGGTGTAGTAGTGAAAAATCGAAAGTAAAACGTATCACATTTGGTGATGCCAAACTTGGTATGCACAAAAACGATCCAAAACGTAAAAAATCTTATTGTGCTAGAAGTAAAGGTATGGGAGGTACTACAGACAGATGTAGTGCTAATTATTGGGCTAGAAGAGATTGGGATTGTTAAATGGGCGGATACACTAAAGAATTAGATAAATTAATAAAAGGTTTAGAAAAAGCCTCTAAATCACATGCCGCACAAGTGAAAGTATTAGAAAAAATACTATCTGACGAAAAAAAAAGAATTAATAAATTAAAAAAAGCAAGTAAATGAATGTTTGTTATAGACATAAAAAAAATGCCTGAACCAAAGAAAAAAGGCAGAATACCTAGAAAAAAAGGCCAGCCAGTTGGGTCAAAAAAACATTCTGATTTATATACTGATGAAAATCCTAAAGATACCGTATCTATAAAATACGCAACTGTTCAAGACGCTAGAGATACAGTAAAAAAAGTAAAAAAAACAAAAAAACCTTTTGCAAGATTAATTCAAATACTTACAGTTATGGAGCAAAGAGCTAAGGCAAGTAGCAAACCAAGACAGGCAGAAATTGCTAGACGTGGCAAAGATGCCATACGTAAAAAGTTTGGTAGAACTAAGTAATGTATCCTGTTTACAATAAATTTTATTACAAACCCTTACCTGATTGTATTGAGGTACAAAAAAGCCCTATAGAGGGTTTTGGATTGTTTGCAATAGATGATATTAATGAAGAGTTTGATTTAGGTATGTCACACATAAAAATTCCTATCATACAAGGATATGTAAGAACGTCTATTGGTGGTTTTTTAAATCATTCAGAGCAATCTAATTGTTATCTTAGTGAGGAGTTAGATTGGGACGATTATAGAGTTTATAACGTTATAACATCAAAAAAAATTAGTGTTGGCGAGGAGCTTACGCTAAACTATCATTTGGACGGTTTAAATTATGGCGAAGAAAACAAAGAGTAAAAAAGCTAAAAGTAAAGGAAAAATATGCCCAGAAGGTAATT